TATTCGACACTGACGATATATTTTTCGTCATCATTTCCCTGAAGGAAATTTTCAATTTCTTCGTTTGATATCATAAAATTTAAAATGGTGTATTTGCTTCCGAAATTAAGGTCGGAATTTACCTTGTGTGGTAAGTTTAACCAATCAAATATTATAAGTCAAATTAAATTTAAGGTTGTTTCTGAATTTGTATTTTGTTTTCAGCAGTGAATGTTTTAGCTGAGAATGTGTAAACACTTTCACCGGCGTAGTCTATAGTTTGACTCACACCATTACAATCTACATAATTTAAAGTTAAGTCAGGTGGTAATGTTTGACAATAAGTTGTTGCTTGGAAATTATAACAATTTGTAGATGAGTAAGTTCCTAAATCAATTAAATCAAATCCATCAGGTGAGGCAGGTCCTGATATCCATCTTGGTGGGTAACTCGCATAAGACACAACTGTCATATAACCAATATCACTAAGAGAACCTAAAGTTTGACTAATATAATTACCATTTATATTTCTATACTGAATAACCATACTTGATACTGAACAGTCACCATTCTTTTCATTACCAATCACATACATATTTAAAGGTTCTGCTGGTGATGGTGATGGAGTTAAACTAGTTGTAGGTGTTACCGTTGGTGTTTTAGTTACTGTTGGTGTGTTAGTTGGTGTTTTAGTTACTGTTGGAGTTTGTGTTACTGTTGGTGTATTTGTAGGGGTTTGACTTTGAGTCATTGTTGGTGTAACACTTGGAGTCACTGTTGGCGTTATAGTATTAGTTGGCGTGATACTAGGTGTTGGGGTCGGTGTTGCAAAAATTTCATTAGATGATACCGATAAAATAATAGGTGATAAACCTGATAATGAAATTGTTGATGTTCTATCTAATAAATTAAAATTCGCCGACGATAAATTAACGTAAGTTGTTGCGGAAGTAGTACCTGAATTTATAGTAATTCCCGATGTAATACTATAAAAACCTCCACCAATTATACCTAAAGATTGTTCAAATGATATATTTGTATTAACCCCAATACTTTCATTTAACGTCGCTTCGTAATTAACAACAATAGACCCAGGATTTATATATGAATTTAATTCAACTGTAGGAATAATAAATTCACTATCTAAACAAGATGGTATTTGAGATGCTCCATATATTGGGTTTCCTGTATTATTAATAAAAGTAATATTATACGGATATGTTGTATCAACAGAATATGTGTTACCATTACCATCTGCAACGTAAATATTACCTGAATTTTCAAATATACCCCATGGACCACCGGTAACTACTGGATTAAGAGTAATAGTTAATTCTAAATTACCTGTTAAGTAATCATATTGTAATAAGTATATATTAGGACTTTCAGAAGTTGTTACTAAAAGTTTATTAGTTGTGGTTAGTAAAATATCTCCAGACACAGTATGTCCTGTAGGTAAGTCAAATTTATATGTTGGGACTGGAGTATTTGTTGTAATGTCCATTTCATAAATTGATTGAGGTGCAGATATGTTTGTAACAATAAGTGTTGTATCATCAATAACCCCTAATCCCGCACCAATAAAGAATGGGAAATTTAAATCTCTACTATAAGTCGATGTAAATGGATTTAAAGTAATATTCCATTCTCTAACTGAAGTAAAACTAGTTGTCCATAATTTATTTTGAGTATGTCCTATATCTGCGTTATAAATTGTAAATGGTATCGGCAATAGTGTACTAGTATTTGTACTAACATTATAACTATAAATGTCATTGACATCATCAACATAAATTACCGAACATAAAGGAACAACTAATGCCCCAGAACTTTGAGTTATAGTTGGTGTCGGAGTTATAGTTGGTGTTGGTGTTTTAGTTGACGTTACAGTTGGTGTTGGTGTTATTGTATTAGTTGGAGTTATAGTTGGTGTTGTAGTTGGTGTTGGGGTTGGGGTTGGTTCACTTGGTATAAAACAAGTTAAAATTAAAGTTTGGTCATCCTCAATTAAATGTAAATAAAAGTTATTATAACAACAATTAGGTATTGTAGTATTATTAACTGTAAATGGGAATGTCTGACCTGATGTAATCAAATATCTTGGATTTGATTCTGAAACTTCATAATATAGATTAAATGTTCTATCGGCAAAAGTAGTTGAGGTGACAGTAAGATTATTACCTGAAACTAACAAACAAATATCGTTAATTAATCCGTCAGAACAATCGGGACATCCGTAATCAAAAAGTAAAAACGGACTTTTTAAAATATCAAAATTGTGTATAACTTCAGGATAACTTAATGGTTCAGTATACATTCTAAATTGAGAAATTGCCCCATCAAACGTTCCACCAAAAGTTGGTTCTAATAATATATTGGTTGATAAACCTGATAATGAAGTTCCTGACAATATTTGATTTGGCATAACCTCAGGGTCTTGCATGTATGTCAGTCCTGTTAAGGTTGTTGGACATCCTGTAAAAGTTAAACTTTCTCTTAAACCTTGTGTTCCTCCACCCCAAGAAATATTAAACGGAACTCCTAATTGTTTTTCTTTTTCTGTGTTTAGAGCTCTTGGAATTACTTCTTCAAAACCATTTATAACATAAAATAATCTTCCGTTAATATAAATTTTTAAAACCCCTAACCTATCTTCTCTTTCGATTAACCATCTCTCGTTTAGGTTAACTATTTCGACTTGTTCCGCAGGTGTTGAACCTGTATGAGTAATAGGTGGCTGAATAAGTAAAATACTATTATTTGATAAGCTATCAACATATTCTGTTTCACTAATTAATCCTAATCCTCCTCGATAATATAAATCGCAAGTATCAAAATAGGTACTTCTTTCCCACACACAATCAACTAAAATCCAATGTTCTTTTGTTGTATAATCAGAATTTAAATTTTCACAATAATCAAAAATTTGATTTGATGAACAGTATTCTGTTATAGTATATCCTGTTTGATATGTAATACCAGTTGTTGGACAAGTACCTGTAGTGACACATCCACCTGTAAATGTTAATACTTTAACACAAACTTTTGGATTTTTAGGGTCACCTGATAACCTCAATGAAAATGAATTTGACATTGAGTCGTATAACGGGTCTTTGTCTCTATTTGGGACTTGTGTAGTTGAGTTACAACCACAATTACAATCAGTATTGTGTTGGGCAGTATAAACTAAAGGTTCGTAGACTTCAACACATCTTGAGTTGGTAACACCTGTGTTAGAACAAGCACAAGTTTCTAAGCATCCTTCTAAAACACCTGTGACTCTTGTATATCCACTATCTGATTCAGGTGAACCTGACGCATGGTGATAGAATTTATTCTCAGCTCTCGCTCCAAAATAGAAAAAAGTATTTTCATTTTCAGGATATGTTAAATTTAAAGTTGTTTGAGAATCTGTTGGATAAAATTCATCAACATATCTTGGTCTAATTAACATCTCAACAGTCCATCCTTCGTTTGTTCTACTTGGAAATGTTTCGTAATCATATCCAAACAATCTAAAAAATCCTTGGTAAAACCCTCCATACAATTGATTGTAATATGTGATAGTATAACCTGATTCTGAAACCATATTATACAGAGTTTGTTTTGTATTTCCTGAAAATCTTTCGTTTGGAGGATTTGTATAACCTGTTACTTGAAATAATTTTGTTCTTCTATCAAAATGATATCTATCCCACTTACTTGAGCCAGTGAATAAACCCATTGTATAATTAATTGTTTCACCAGTCATTTGTGGTACCAAAGCATTATCTATACCCGTTAATCCAATATCACATAATGTAGATGCGGTTAAACAATTTAAATCTTCATTTAGTGGATTATAATAATTTAATGAAACTAAAGTATTACCTGATAAAAAATTACCATAGTTAATTGTTAGTTCTTGTGATGATAAAGGATTATTTAAATCAAAATAAATGGGTAATCTATTACCATCATTATAACCAATAAGATTAGTTGAAAACACAACTTCTTCGTTATAATCTTTTTCATCTGATGCTAAACAAATGTCAAAAATTTTTGGGACAGGTTTAACATACCACTTTTTAAAATTGAACTGATTTATATTCTGTTGAGCCATTCTATTGATAAATAGTTAAATCCAAGTATTTATATGTAAAATACCAAATGGAATTTAATAAAGAATATTTTTCATCACCTTATTACTTCTTTATCAAAGAGGGTAAAGATACTATTTCCGTTTATTTTAGTGTTAGTAATACTTTAACTGAGGCTAGAAAGAAAGATGAAATTGTGAAATTTGATAAAAAAAATAGAAAAGAAGTTGAAAAAACAATTTCAAAAATTCAAAAAGAAAAAAAGTTAAAAAATAATTCTGACGTTAAAAAAACTTTGACAAAAAAGAAAGATGAACTTGGGGAATTAGTTGATTATGACGGAAGTTTTTTAAGTTCAAAAATTAAAATTCACAATCCTTACCTTTCTCCAAAGGGTACTATGGACCAAGAAATTGTTGCCACAAGACAAACAAACAATCCTATTACTCGTGGATATCGTGTATATTGGGGTGAAGGTGAAGAAGAAACTGATGAAGTAATTAATGAGACTGATTTTTCCGACGCTTTTGGATATGAAGAAACAAAAGATAAAAACGGACCTGAAACTTTTAAAACATTTGTTAAAGAATTAGGTTTAGATGAAGATGAAGCAGCTGAAAGAACAAGACAACAAGGTAAAGAACCTGACCCAAAAAAACACAAACAAAAATTAGAAAGAGTACCAAAAAAGATTAAAAAACAAAAAGGTTTTATTGATAGAATGACTATTTCTGAAAAAGAAAATTTGGAAGAAGAAAAAAAAGAAATGATGAGAAAGATGGTAGAAGATATTGTAATGAAAAAAAAATCTTCTGATAAAGACATATCAAAAAAAACAGGTTTAAGTAAAATTCTAATTAAAAATTTAGAAAACATAAAAAAATTGGCAGATAAAGAAGGTATTGAAATAAATGACTTGGTTAAAATATTAAAAAAATGAACAGTGAAATGTATGGAAATCAATACGAAGTTCCACACAACGTATTAACGTCTTTAGAAAATTTTAAAGACGAAAAAACTATTCATAATATTTTTACAAATGGTTATCTAACATATCAAAATATGAAAAAAATACTTCACGATATTGATAATGGTAAATTTGGTGATAAAGATTTAAGTACTTTAAAATCATTTATAACACAAAATTTAGGTTCAGGTAGAGGAAGTATTCGTAGACAAAAGAGAGATGCTAGTGATTCAGGTATGCAAAACCAATATTTATCATCACACTCAAAAAACGACCCAAGAAATATAACTGATAAACCACATTCAAAATTATATGAAAACTATAACCAAGAAGTGGTTAACAGTTTGAAACGAATAAACGAAATAATGAAAAAATTATAAAACTATGGCAACAAATGACCCAATAAGTTTAGAACAACCATCTAATAATTTATCAACAATAGCCGATAAAATTAGAAAAGATTTAATAGTTAGAAATGACTATAAGCCTGAAAAAAATGAATACGGAGTTACAAATCCTGATGCAATTGCCGATGGTGATGATAAAGGAAAAGGAACAGGTATTTTCTTAGATGTCGCAAATGGAGGTTCAAGACAAGACCAAATCGAAAGAAAAGACGATATTAAAATTAATAAATTTAACTCAAGTAAACCATATCAGTTTCCATCTGCAGAATGAAGCTTTACAACGTAATAAAACAAATTATCCTTGAAGCAAGTAGCGATGAAATAACCAATGCTATTAAAAATAGAAATTTGGTTACAATTTACTACAATGGTAATGATAATGGAGGTAAAGGACTTCGTGTCATTGAACCTTTTTGTTACGGAACATCCAAAAGAGGAAATAGAGTAATAAGAGCTTGGGAAAGAGAAGGAGCTTCTCACACTGCTCAGATTGGAGACCAACCATTACCGGGATGGAGATTATTTAGGGTCGATAGAATTGGTAACTTTTCAGTTGACCCAAGAGATAAATTTGATGTAATCAGACCAAATTATAATCCTGATGATAAAGGAATGGTAGGATTAAAAGTTTGTACAAAATTTGAATTAGAAAATGAATGATTTAATGCAAAAATTAATGGTGTCTAAACAGATAATGGATAGACATAATGATATGGATAGAGGTATCACACCTAAAAAATCAAATCAACAACAATTAGTTAGAGAATATGACGAGGCCCCAATCCCGTCAACCTATAACATACCTGAAGAATATTTGTCTTCATCTCCTCAAACACCAAAATCGTCAACACCAGTAATAACTGAAGATAGAATAAAAAATTCTAAGTTGCCTGACGCAATTAAAAAGTTAATGATGGAACACCCAATACAACAACAACAACAATATCAACCAACACTATCTAACGATATTATTGAAAAAGCATCAAGACTTATGGGTAATCATAAAGAAACTGTTGTGGAAAACAAAACACAATATCAACCTTCAAATGTTAATATTGGATTAAGTGCTGAAGACATAAAGAAAATTGTTAGAGAAACTGTTGAAGAGGTATTAAGTGAAAACGGATTAATGGTTGAGTCAACTCAAAAATCTAATGAAACAATGACAATTAAAGTAGGTAAACATATATTTGAAGGAAAAATATCTAAAGTTAAAAAAGTCCAATAAAAAAACTTAAAAAAATATAGAAGTCCCTTATGGGACTTTTTTTTTATTATTATTGAAATATCTTTTCTTTTTGTTTATCATTTAACTTATGAAAGAAAAGATAAAAGTTTTAGTAGTTCCATCTGACACTACGGGAGTTGGTAGATTTAGGTCTATAACACCTCACACACATTTACAAACTCTATATGGTGAAGATTTTCACATTGATATTGAATTCAATCCCGATTTAAACAATTTAAATTATTTTAAAGACTATCAAATTATACATTACCATCGTTCTCTTGGACAAGATATGGATAGGTCAGTACAAATAGTTCCTATTCTTAATTCTTTAGGTATTATTACAGTATGTGATTTGGATGATTATTGGTTACCTGGTAAGGAACATCCTCTTCATCAATTAATTATACAAGAAAAAATACATGAAAAAATTGTTGCGAATTTAAAAGTCGCAAAATATGTGACAACAACCACTGAATTATTTGCAGATGAAATAAAAAAACATAATAAAAATGTTGTAATTTTCCCTAACGCAATTGACCCAAAAGAGTCTCAATTCAATGAACCAACCGAAGAATCAGATTTGGTAAGAGTTGGTTGGTTGGGTGGTTCATCTCACCTACATGATTTAATGTTACTTGATGGGATGGTATCTAAACTTTCTGATATTCAGAAAAATTTACAATTTGTTGTTTGTGGTTTTGATACTCGTGGTATGATGACTGAGATTAATCAACAAACAGGTGAACAAACAAGAAGACCAATCAAACCACACGAAACTGTATGGTATGATTACGAAAAAATATTCACAAACAATTATTCAATTGTTACACCTGAATATAAAAAACATTTAGAACTTTTTATTCAAACACCTTACGAAAATGAAGAAAATCAACCGTATAGAAGAGTTTGGACCAAACCTGTTACATCTTATGCTCGTAACTATTCAAAATTTGATATATCTTTAGCACCAATTAAACAACATATGTTTAATAAAGTAAAATCACAGCTTAAAGTTATTGAAGCGGGTTTTTATAAGAAGGCGTTAATTGCAACTAATTACGGACCTTATACTATTGATTTAAAACATTCCTTGAAAAATGGTGAGTTTACAGATGGGAATGCTCTTTTAGTTGATGACGCAAGAAATCATAGTGATTGGGCAAAATACATTAAGAAATTAGTTCAAAACCCAAATATGAGAATTGATATGGGTGAAAGATTATATGAGTATGTTTCTAAACACTATAGTTTAGATGTAGTAACAAAAACAAGAGCAGAATTTTATAAATCAATTGTATGATAAAACACCCATTACACAAAATTTTATTTATTGATATTGAAACTGTTGGAGTTTCAAGTAACTATGAAAATTTTAAAAAGGATTATCCTGAACTTCATTTCCAATTTATTAATTATTTAGATTGGTTTCAAAAAAGGTTTCCTGAAGACTCTGAAAAAAGTATTGATGAAATTTTTGTTAATCGTGCAGCTTTAGTTCCTGAGTTTTCAAAGATTGTTTGTGTTTCAGTAGGATTCCTTGACCCAAAGGGTGATATTAAAAAACAAAGTTTTTTTAACTCAGATGAAAAAACATTACTTACAGATGTAAACACATTGTTAAATCGAGTTGATAAGTTAGGCTTTATCCTTTGTGGACATAATCTTAAAAACTTTGATATTCCTGTATTAGCTAAAAGAATGTTAGTTAATGGTATTCTACCATCATCTATTCTTCCATCTTATGATACTAAACCTTGGGAGATTAAAGCAATCGATACTAAAGAAATTTGGCAATACGGACAATTTGGGGCGATAAGTTCATTAGAATTAATGTGTGTGTCTCTTGGTATTGAAACTTCTAAAAACATGGAAGTAACGGGAAATAAAGTTCACAACGCATTTTGGAATGAAAACAAATACCAAGAAATCCAAGATTATTGTGAAAAAGATGTTGAAGTATTAATTAAAGTTTTAATAAAATTAACTAACTTATGAACCAAGAACAATTTAATCTAAAATTAGACGAACTTTCAAAAATGTTAAAAAAAATGGATGATGAAAGTGAACAAAATTTAAATTTAGAAATGGGTGATATTGAAGGTGATTTTGAAAAAATATTTGACGGTAAAATAACTATAAAATACAAATCAAATAATAATAAAGAATTAAAATATAATTACCCATCAGATAGTGGATTTGATTTATATTCAAATGAAGAAATTACTATACCCCCATTTGGAAGAGCGTTAATTCCTACAGGAGTATATTTTGATTTACCTCAAGATTTTGAAATACAAGTAAGGTCAAAAAGTGGGTTAGCAATTAATCAAGGTTTAATGGTTTTAAATTCACCTGGTACAGTAGATGAAGGATATACAGGAGAAATTAAAGTAATTATTTTTAATACAAATCAATCAGAATTTAAGGTTGAAAAAGGTATGAAAGTTGCTCAAGCGGTTGTTTCAAGATGTGTGACAGGTAGATGGGTTAATTTAGTTGAGGTTAATCAAATAAAAGACAAAGACCGAGGTGAAAACGGATTTGGTAGTACAGGAATATAATGTTAGAAAAATATTTTGATAAAATTTATTGTATAAATCTTGATAGAAGAATTGACAGATGGGAACATTTTACTAATCAATCAAAAAAATTTGGTTTAAAATTATTTGAGAGAGTTTCGGCAGTTGATGGTAGTAAATTAAATCCTTCAGATTTTAGTTCTCCATTAAATAAAGGAGAATTAGGTTTATTACTAACTGTAATTAAAATTTTTGAGGATTCAATAAAAAATAATTATCAAAAAATTCTAATATTAGAAGATGACTGTGTTTTTGAAAATGAATTATTAAATGTTGATTTATTTTTTCAAAGTTTACCTTCTGATTGGGATATGATTTATTTTGGAGGTAACCATAACCTACACTCCAATTATCCAGAACCAACCACAATTAATAATTACGTTAAAAAAGTTTTATATACATATTCATCACACATGATTGGATTTAATATTAAAATTTACAAAAAAATATTGTCATTGTTAAAAACTAATCAATTTCAAGTTGATGTTGTTTATGAAAGATTACAAAAAGAAAATAATTGTTATACTTTCTACCCAAGGTTATCAACACAGTTAGTTGATTTTTCAGACATACAAAATAAAGTTACAGATTATAATTGGTTGATAAAATGATTACAATTGGATATAGTACACGAAATTCTAATCCTAAATTTCAGGAATATTTAAAAAAATCTTCGGGACACCCTAAAGTTCAGATTATTGAAAAAATTAATAATGGTGAAAAAAATCTTTCCCAAGTTTATAATGAAATTATATCTGAATCTAATTTTGATATAATTGTTTTGTGTCATGATGACATTTATTTTGATACGTCAAATTGGGTTTCAAAATTACTAAAACAATTTGATAGAAACTCTGATTACGGAATTTTAGGTATGGCTGGAACAACTGAAATGCCAAAAAGTGGAATGTGGTGGGAAAATAGGTCAAAAATGTATGGAATAGTAAATCATGAATCTGAAGGTAGAAAATGGGAATCAAAATATTCCGATTCATTGGGGAATGATATTAAAGAAGTTGTTGTTGTTGATGGTGTATTTATCGCAATTAACAAACAAAAAATTAAATCAAATTTTGATGAAACAGTTAGTGGATTTCACATGTATGATGTTAATTTTTGTTTTAGAAATTTTTTGGAAAATGTTAAAATTGGTGTTTTAACTAACATTAGATTAACACATAAGTCTATTGGAATGACAAATGAAAAATGGGAAGAAAATAGAAATTTATTTGTGGAGAAATACTCTGAATTTTTACCTAAAAAAATAAAATTCACTCAAGATAGTAGATTAAATGTATTAATTTCATGTTTGTTTTTTCAAAAATTTACAGGTTCTGAAATGTATGTATTTGAACTTGCAAAAAATTTAGTTAAACAAAACTGTGACGTTACAATTGTTGCATCTGAAACAAATGGACCATTAGTCTTAATGGCAAATAAACTAGGTATTAAAGTTAAAAACATAAAAGAAACACCTGGATATAAATTAGGCGATGGCAAATGGACAATAATGACCCCCGAAGGACCCAAACCCTCAATCCCAAATAGTTACTATAAAGTTTCAGAAACACATTTTGACATTATTCATTGTCAACATAAACCTATTGTAGATATAATGAATATGTTATATCCAAGTGTTGATAAAATATCAACAATTCATTCTGAAGTGATTGAATTAGAAAATCCAGTTATTCATCAATCAATTAAAAAATACATTGCAATTAGACCTGAGATTAAAGAACATATTATTTCTAATTTTAATATACCTGAAAATGTGGTTGATGTTATCTATAATCCTATAGATGAAACTAAATTTTTTAATAAAAATTTAAATTCTGAAAATTATGTTTTATTTGTCGGGTCAATTGATTATTTACGAGAAAAAACTATTCGAGATTTAATTGAGTATACTAAAAAAAACAATAAAGAATTATGGTTAGTTGGTGAAAACAAATCGAATTTTCTTTCAGAAATAACTAAAAATTCACACGTTAAATTTCATGGACCAACTTTAGATGTTGACAAATACATTCACAAATGTTCTGAAACTGCAGGAATACTTTTAGGTAGAACAACTATTGAAGGATGGATGTGTGGTAAACCTGGATGGATTTATATCGTGGATAATTTAGGAAATATTATAGATAAAAAATTATACGAAGTACCTGAAGATACTGATAAATACAAATCAATCAATGTATCAAAAAAAATAAAAAATGAATATATCAAATTATTAAATTTATGATAATTTTAACAACAACATATAACTGTGAAAAGTATATCGAAAGATGTTTATATAGCATTATGAGTCAAACATTTAAAGATTTTAAATGTTATATAACTGATGATTTATCTACTGATTCAACTACGAATATTGTGGAAGAAATAATTAAAAATGATAATCGTTTTATTTTGATAAAAAATAAAGAAAAAATGTTTCAACCGGGTAACTATGACCAAGTAATTAGAGGTTTAAATATTGGTGATGATGAAATTTGTGTTGAGGTTGATGGTGATGATTGGTTACCCGATAGTAATGTATTTAAAAGAATACAAGAAATATACGAAGATAAAACAGTATGGATGGCAAACGGTAGTTTTAAATACCATGATGGAAGAAAAGGGTTCGCAAGTCCACCATCAGATTTTAAAACCATTAGAGATAAAGTTTTTACATTATCACACATACGAACATGGAAATCATTTTTATGGAAAAAAATTAAAATAGATGATTTAAAAGATGAAAACAATAATTATTGGTCAGTCGCTGGTGATTTATCATTTATGTATCCAATGATTGAGATGTGTGGGGAAGAACATTATCGTTTTATGAATGATATAAATTATATTTACAATGAATCAAATCCTTTAAATGACCATAAAGTCAACATTCATTTAGTTAACAAAACTGTTAATAACATTAGAAACAAAAAATCATATGATAGAATTAAATAAATTAATATCTATTGCAATTCCATGTTATGAAATGAACGGTTTTGGTGCCTCATTTTTAAATGATAGTTTAACTAAAATTTATAATCAGACATATAAAAATATTCAAGTAGTTGTTTCAGACCATAGCATTAATAATGATATAAAAGAAATTTGCGATAAATGGTCAGATAAATTATTAATAAAATACTTAAAAAATAAAAACAATATTGGTTCGTCATCATCAAACATAAATTTTGCAATTAATAATTCTGATGGTGATATTATTAAAATATTATTTCAAGACGATTTTTTACATAATGAATATAGTATAGAATTAATTGTTAATTTTTTTGATGAAAATGATAAATGGTTAATTACCTCATGTCTTCATACTAATGATGGTATTAATATGTTTAATGAACATCATCCAAAATGGAATGATAAAATACACTTAGGAATTAACACAATCAGTTCACCAAGTGTGTTGTCAATTAAAAATGACGTTAAAGAACGATTTGATGATGATTTAATATGGTTAATGGACTGTGATATGTATAAAAAATTATATGATAGTTATGGCCCTCCAAAAATATTACCATCAGTTAATGTGGTTAATCGATTGTGGGGTAATCGACTAAGTGACACTATTCCGCAATCAATAAAAGATAATGAATTAATAAAAATGAAATTAAAATATAAATGAAAACAATCGTAATTGGGGGCGCTGGCTTCATAGGACATCATTTAGTTAAAGAATTGTTAAAACTAAATAATAAAGTAGTTGTAATAGATAATTTATCAACTGGTGTAATTAGTAATATACCTGAAAATGTTTTATTTTATAATAAAGATATAAGTATAGATTCAATTGATGATATTATTGATGAAGGAGATATAGTATTTCATTTAGCGGCTAAAGCAAGAGTTCAGCCATCTATTGAAAATCCTGTTGATTTTGATTTAGTTAATGTTCATGGGTTGGTCAAAGTTTTAACATCTTGTAAAAATAAAAAAATTAAACGATTTATATTTTCATCATCCAGCAGTGTATACGGTGATTGTACCGAATTTCCAACTAAAGAAACAAACATAACCAATCCTATTAGTCCATATGCTTTACAGAAATTAATTGGTGAACAATATTGTGAACTATTCAATAAATTATACAATTTAGACATTGTTTCACTTAGATATTTTAATGTTTATGGTGAAAATATGCCGTTAGAAGGCGCATATCGTACATTAATTAGTATTTTTGGTGACCAATATCGTAAAAATGAACCATTTACTATAACTAATGATGGTGAACAAAAAAGAGATTTTACATACGTTAATGATGTTGTAAATGCAAATATTTTATCAGCATTTTATGATGGTCAATGGGGGTATGAGGTATTCAACGTAGGTAATGGATTATGTTATTCAGTTAACGAAATTGTTAGTTTTTTTGGTGTAAATAATACTAAATTCATTGGTGAAAAAATTGAACCTAAAATAACATTGTGTGATAATAAAAAAATTAAAGAGAAACTTAATTGGGTGCCTATTGGTGATATTAAATCGTGGATTATAAAATATAAAGAATCGTTAAATTTATGAAAATTGCGGTAATTACATCAATTAGTGGTATTAATAATAAATTAATCAATCCATCTAAAATTTTTGATAACGTTGATTATCATGCATTTGTTGACAACATTACTGACAATTCCATTTGGACACAACATAAAAATTTAGATTTCACAATTGACAACCTGTATAGAGGTCGAAGAAATGCTAAAATATATAAAATTTTACCAAATTTATTTTTACCTAATTATGATTACTATTTTTGGGTCGACTCAACACATGAAGTAATTATAGACCCTTACCATGTTGTAAATAACATTATAAATAATTCAGATATTGCATTATTTAAACATCCACAAAGAAATTGTGTATATGATGAAGCGAATGAATTAATAAATTTAAATTATGACCATATTAATTTAATTCAGGAGCAAAAAAAATACTATGAATTGAATAACTATCCTAAAAATAACGGTCTTTACGAATTACCATGTAGTATTAGAAAAAATACTGAAGTCATTAATAAAATGAATTTAATGTGGTGGGAAATAATATGTAGATATTCGTCAAGAGACCAAATTTCATTACCTTATGTCCTTGATAAATTAAACATTAAACCTTACATTCTTAAGGGATGTGCAAATTGTGGTTTTTATGGTAACGATATAATTCCACAAGTTAGAAATAAACATTATTAAATTTATTATGTGTAGTTTTATTTTTGCGGACAAAGAAATTGTAAATTTAAATGATGTAAATTTCTTTACAAAATTTAGAGGTCCTGACAATACAAATCATGTTGTAATATCAGGTTATTCATTTGTTCATAATTTATTAAGTATTACTGGTGAATATACTTTACAACCATTTTTTAACAATGATATTGTTTGTATCTATAATGGTGAAATATATAATTATGAAAAATATGGAAATTATAAATCAGATGGAGAATGTTTAATTCCATTATATATAAAAAATGGTAAAACATTTATTAGAGAACTTGATGGCGAGTTTGCATTAATATTAATGGATTTATCCAAAAATATTTTGATATTATCTACAGATACATTTAAAACTAAACCTATATTTTATAGTGTTGGTAAAAATAATTTAAGTTGTTCAACGTATATTACACCATTAGAAAAAATGGGTTATAGTAATATTAAAAAAATGGAACCTAATACAACGTTAATTATCGACTTGACTGATGGTAATATAATTGAATCGTTAACAGTTACTGAATTTGACTTAAATCAACATAAGGATAATTACAATGACTGGAATATATCATTTAAAGAATCCATTAAAAAACGAACCAAAAATCTTAGAGAAAAATTATTTTTAGGTTTAAGTGGGGGATATGATAGTGGAGCGATTTGTTGTGAATTGTTAAATCAAAACATACCGTTTTCAACATATACTGTGATAGGTACTGAGAATGAAAGTGTTTTAAATAAAAGATTTAGTTTAATGGAAAATAAAGCAATCTCAACAAGATTAACAAAAAATCCTGATGAGATTAAAATTGCTCATGATTATATTGAAACAAATACTGAACCATTTAAATATGTCACGTATTCAAACTCAAGTAATTATAATGAATATTGGTTATCACTTGTAGATGACAATGGGGCGAATCATTTATCACATGTATGTTCAAAAGCAATTAAAGAAGGTAAAAAAATATTTTTATCAGGACAAGGTGCGGATGAAATATTTTCAGATTATGGATTTGCGGGTATTAAAAAATACAATCACAGTAATTTTGGTGGATTATACCCAAATAATTTATCAACAATATTCCCATGGCCAAGTTTTTTTAATAGTTCTATGGAATCCTATTTAGCTAAAGAAGAATATGTCGCAGGGTCTTATGGTATTGAAGCTAGATATCCATTTTTAGATAAAAAAGTTGTACAAGAATTTTTGTGGTTAAATTCAGATTTAAAAAATTTACATTATAAATCAGTTTTATATAATTATTTAACTGAAAATAACTACCCCTTTACTAAGGATGAAAAAATAGGATTTTAAAAAAAAAACAAATAATAATGATTTCAGAAAACGAATTAAATTTTATTAAATCAGAATTAGGTGATGTTTCATCTAAAAGGCTGATGGAATTAACCGATAGTATTCAAAATGGTATATTAGTAGATATTGGAATTTATGAAGGAGCAAGCTCAAGAATAATGATTAATAACTCTATTAACAATAATAATATTATTTACGCAATAGACCCTGTAAACCCTATATTTAACAGTAATCATCCAAACTACAACTACATTAAAGACGATTCAGTTTATGTTGGCGAAACTTGGACAAATGGACAAGTTGATTTAGTTTTTTTTGATTCTGTGCACGCAAAAGAACAAGTTTTATGTGAACTTTACCATTGGTGGGGATTGATAAAAGAGAATGGTTATGCCGTATTTCATGATACTAGTTGGGACGGGTATATTCATAAACCAGGACATTCTTGTGAAGGTAAAAAAACTGGAAACTCAGGTATGGGGTATGACACATACGGAGGGATTAATTGGGATACACCTGATAAAGCTGTTGAAGATTTTTTCAATATTAAACTTAATACCAATGAAAGAGATATTGAAAACAACCAAATTTTAAAAATTTATGAAGACGATTATATTATGGTTGAAACTAACTATTCTTTGTTAGGAATGACTTTTATAACAAAAAAGAAATCATTCGACTATAAAAATAATATATCTAATTGGCCGGAAATTTTTAATAAAAGAAAAATTTTATTATCATTTTTTAAATAGTAATGAAATATATTATTAATTATTCTTCAGGAGGATTAGGTAATAGATTAATCCCATTATCATGTATAATGGAATTATGTGAAAAATTAGATAGAAAGGTAGGTGTTGTATGGCCCGAAACAATTAGATGTATGGGGCAGTTTAAAAATTTGTTTTCAAATGAAATAACAGAAATTAAAATAAATAATCTTAATCCTTCCGAAACTGTAATTTACACAAATAAAGATTTTATCACACATGACGCGTCATTAAATAATAATAATGACTTATTAAATTTATCATATTTGTGTGAAGTTAAAGATTTAAATAGATTAAATGAAATTTATAGTGAAGACAAAAAATACATTTTAATTTATCATAACACTTCATTTTTAGAGATTAACTCAATATCTAAACAATTAAAATCACTCAAGGTCACTGATTATATTAAAAATAAAATTGATGATTTTGTTGAGATGTATAAAATAGATAAAACAGTTATAGGGGTACATGCTCGAGGGACTGATTTTATACACGAAAATATATCAAATTATATACAAATAATTAAAAATATATTATTAAATAATCCAAAATCTAAAATATTATTTTGTTCAGATAGTGTTGAATGGGAATCTTACATTAAAAATCAATTTCCTGAAAATATAATTATTCGGCAAAAAAAAGATTCTGTTAAAAAACTTAATGATAATTTAGGATGGATTAATAATGTATATACATCTGAAGAAAGTACTATTGAGGGTTTAATTGACATTTATCTTTTATCTAAAACAAATTTTTTGTACTATAATCCTGAAAGTACATTCGCCAAATTATCAATATTCTTACAAAATGAACTATAAAGTTGAAATACATAATACATTTGGGTTCCATCGAGATATATTTTTACCTGAACCGGTAGAACTATGGATTGATTTATTACCAAACGCTGAAAAAACTATTAAAAGAGTATTATTATTAGTTGAGCCCGATGAAATATCAAATTTAAAAAACGCAGTTATTAACTCAAGATATAAAGATTTTGATTTAATTTTAACTCATAATTCTGAAATTTTGGAAAAATGTAAAAATTCACATTTACATTTATTCGGCACCTGTTGGATTAATGATTTTAATTTTAATCAAAAAGAATTTTCAGTAACTACTCTTATTGGTGGTAAAACCATGACTCCAAATCATCATTTACGTCATAAACTAATTGACTTATTTAATTTTGATTTTAAAATAAAATGTGATTTTTTTAGTAGTATTAATAATCCATTTAATGATGAAAGATTATTAAAGATGACTTCAAATCACAGTAAAAACGAATTGTTTTACTCTCAATTTCACATTGTAATTGAAAACTCATGTTCGGAGAATTGGTTTACTGAAAAATTAATTGATTGTTTTCAAACTAAGACTATACCCATATATATGGGATGTCCAAATATTCATAATTGGTTTGACACTGAAGGTATGTTTATAGTTAATTCAATTGACGATATAAAAAATGTTTTATCAAATATTGATGAAAATACATATCAATCTAAAATAAAGTCAATTGAAAATAACTATAATAAAAGTAAAAATTTTGTTGACTTTGGGGTTATGGTTGAAGATAAATTAAAAAAACTTTTAAATTAAAAACGTGTTTTTAGTTACAAATAAATTAATGGGGGGTCTTGGTAATTATTTATTTCAGATTTCATCATCTTATGCATATTCTATTAAACATAATAATAAATTTATTTGTGATATATCCGATACTATATCACCTCACAATTCCTATCAATTTTATATTAAAAATATTTTACGTAAAATAAAATTTTTAAAATTAGAACAAAATTATAAGGTATATCATGAACCAAGTTTTAACTATGTTGAAATACCTGATTTCAAGTCAGATATAAAATTAGTTGGGTATTTCCAAAGTGAAAAATATTTTACGGAATACCGAGAAGAAATTTTAGAACTCTTTAGTATTGACGATGAAAGTCAAAAAATTATAACTGAAAAATATTCAGACATTTTAAAATTAGATAATTGTTCATTACATGTTAGAAGAGGTGATTTTGTTAATTTACAAAATTACCATACATTACAAACTATTGATTATTATAAAAAATCAGTGGAGATAATTGGTGAAAATAAATATTATTTAATATTTTCAGATGATATTAAATGGTGTGAAGAAAATTTAAGTTTTATAAAAAACAAAATTTTTATCTCAGGAAATTACGATTATATTGATTTATATTTAATGTCATTATGTAAAAATAACATTATTGCAAACTCAACATTTAGCTGGTGGGGAGCGTGGCTAAATCGTAATAACAATAAAAAAGTAATAATACCGACCAAATGGTTTGGGGTTAATAATACACATTTAAATACAATAGATTTATATTGTGATAAATGGATTAAGGTATGAGTTGTTTAACAATTAAAAGAGGAAATGATGGTTTTGGTTCACAATTATTCAGTATTATATCAGGAATTTCTTATTGTGAAAGTAAGGGTATAAAATATTTACACTCTAAAATTGAAAATATTAAATTAGTAGATAAAGATTCTTTTCAGAACGAAGAAATCACATTATTAAATGAAGTAATAAGTCAAATTATTTCCAACATGGGTTTCGATTTTTATAATGGTGAAAATTGTGAAATTAAACCTTTTTTACATGATGTAATATTTGATGAAGGGCCTGAAAATTACTTCACTGATAATATATTAAATAAATTAAGTTCATCATACCACTATGAATATCCAAAAATATATAATAGTCAATATACTAACATCGCTATACATATCCGTAGAGGTGATGATATTAAAGAAGAAGATAAATCTTACAGATGGATTGATTCGTCAATATATGACAATTTAATTATTAAATTAAATGATGTAATTGAAAATCCACATTTTCATATATTTTCATGGGGGGACCCTAATTTATCAATAACAATCCCAAACATAACATACCATACTGTAAGTTCAGGTGAAAAATTTATAGAACATTTTAATTACATGGTTCATTCAGATATATTAGTCGTTGGTTCAAGTACTTTTAGTATATCCGCAGGATTTTTTAATAAAAATAAAGTTATTTGTAACGAATCTTTATGTAAACTAAACAAAACACCTATACCTAAACAATGGATTAATAATTATCATACACTTATATCATAAAATTCAATATATTTTATTCTATGGAAAATAATAAAAAAATTTTAGTAACAGGGTCAAATGGATTACTAGGGACATCACTTAAAGAAAAATTAGGTGAAGGTCATGTTTATCACACAAGAAAAGATGCGGATTTAACAAATTACGATGAAACATTTAACTACATAAAAAATAAGATAGAAAATGACGGTGTTAATACGATTATTCACTGTGCAGCCAAAGTAGGTGGTATTAAAGCAAATATGGATAGTAATGAAGAATTTTTTAAAATTAATTACCATATAAATAATAATATTTTAAAAGTCGCGGCCGAATTTAAAGTCGAAAACTTTGTAAACGTATTATCAACATGTATATTCCCATCTGATAATATAGAATTTCCTTTAACACCTGAGCAAATTGATAGAGGTAAACCACATAATACTAATTATGGTTATTCTTACGCTAAAAGACTTTCAGGATATGAAACTAAAATTTTTAGAAATGTTTTAAACAAAAATTGGTTTTCGGTAATACCTACGAATTTATATGGTCGACATGACAACTTTAATTTAGAAACAAGTCATTTAATTGCTGGTATGATTCACAGAGCATATTTGTCTAAAATAAATAATGAAAAATTTGTCATATGGGGTGATGGTAAACAATTACGACAATTTGTTCATTCCGATGACTTGGCAGATTTGATACTATGGTCATTAGAAAATTGGAAATCTGAAGAGCATTGTATGTTAATTAATGAAACCGAAATATCTGTTTTAGAAATCGCAAATTTAATAAAGAAAAAATTCGAATTTAATGATGGTGATATTGTTTTTGACCTATCAAAACCAAAAGGTCAACATAGAAAACCGGCGATATCACATGTAAACAACTATAAATTTAAACCTATTGAGGAAGGTATTAATGAAACTATTGATTGGTTTATAAAAAATTATAATACTATTAAAAAATGAAAAAAATTAATTTAGTAAATGACACAATAAATAAAGATGATATCCAGTCTTTAATTGAATGGTTATCTCAGGATGATATTCCAAGATTAACTAAAGGAAATTTAACAATCGATTTAGAAAAAAAATGGGCCGATAAAATCGGTACAAAATATTCTGTTTATGTAAACTCAGGTTCATCATCAATTTTATTAAGTTTAGCCGCGTTTTTATATTCAAAAAAAATTAAAAATAAAAAAATTATAGTACCATCTTTAAGTTGGGCAACAGATGTAAGTTCCCCAATTCTATTAGGTATGGAACCTATTATGTGTGATTGTAATTTACATGACTTATCTTGTGATTTAAAACATTTAGAGGAATTATTTATTGAGCATTCTCCATCCTCATTTATATTAGTTTCACCACTTGGTCTTGTTCCTGACATGGATAGAATTTTAGAACTATGTAAAAAATATGATGTTGTTTTATTTGAAGATGTTTGTGAAAGTATGGGGTCAAAATATAATGATAAATTTTTAGGGTCATTTGGATTAGCGTCTTTTTTCTCAATGTATTTTGGACATCATTTAAGTACCATTGAAGGTGGGTTTATCAATACAAATGATGAAGATTTTTATCACCTATTATTAATGATGAGAAGTCATGGATGGGATAGAGACTTACCTGAATGGAAACAAAAAGAATTAAGATTAAAATATTCAGTTGATGATTTTTCATCATTATATAATTTTTACGTTCCAGGATTTAATTTAAGAGCAACTGATTTACAAGCTTTTATTGGATTAAGAGCAATTGACAAATTAGATGATTACTCTAAAAAAAGAAATAATAATTTTAAACAATACCTAAGCAGTATTAAAAATAATAAATTAAATATTTCTAATTTCGATATGAATTTTATATCAAGTTTTTCATATCCCATTGTTAATGAAAATAAAAATGAAATTGTTAAAAAATTACAAGAAAACAATATTGAAGTTAGACCCTTAATTGCTGGTGACATGTCTAAAAAACCAATGTGGTTTGAGAAATATGGTTACCAGTCTTTACCAAATTGTGAGTTAGTAAATAACTATGGTTTTTACATACCTAACCATCAAGATTTAACTTATGATGAAATAAATTTTATATGTGAAATTATAAATCAATAATAAAAACAATTAACTTAATATGAAAAATAAAATTGCATTAATAACAGGTATAAATGGTCAAGACGGTTCATATTTATCTGAATTATTAATAGAGAAAGGTTATGAGGTACATGGAACACTTAAACGTAATTCAGTATCCGAAAATCAAACATCAAGATTGGATAATGTTTTTGGTAAAGTTATATTACATTATGCCGATATGACTGATTTATCGTCACTAATTAATATAATTCAAAAAGTAATGCCTGACGAAGTTTATAATTTGGCCGCACAATCACATGTTAGAATTTCATTTGACCAACCAATTTATACTGCAAATGTCACAGGATTAGGTACTTTAAATTTATTAGAGGCGGTAAAACTTATTAAATCTGATATTAAAATTTATCAAGCGTCGTCTTCCGAAATGTTTGGTAACTCAATTGATACTGATGGGTATCAAAGAGAAACAACTCCTCTTAATCCTGTATCACCATACGGATGTGCAAAAGTTTTTAGTTACAATATTTGTCGTAACTATAGAAACTCATATGGGATGTTTGTTTCTAATGGTATTTTATTTAATCACGAATCACCAAGAAGAGGAACAAACTTTGTAACCAATAAAGTATGTAAAGAAGCCGTTAAGATTAAATTAGGACTATCTAATGAACTAAAATTAGGTAATCTTGACGCAACTCGCGATTGGGGTCACGCTAAAGATTATGTTAAAGCTATGTGGGAAATTCTACAATTAGAAAATCCTGATGATTTTGTTTGTTCAACAGGGATATCCCATTCAGTTAGAGAACTTTGTGATTATGTATTTTCATCTTTAGGGATGGATTATAAAGAATACGTTACACAAGATGAAAAGTTCTTAAGACCTGAAGAATTACACGATTTAAAAGGTGATTCTTCCAAACTAACTAAATTAACTGGGTGGTCTCATGATTATACGTTTGAGACAATGCTAGATGAAATGATTGACTACTGGATGGATTATTATACAATTAAATAATGACAAGAAAAAAAACAATTAGCAAAGACGGTCAGTATATTCCTACTGAAGCTAAACCAAAAATGTCTAAAAAAGACCAAATTAGTGGTATGATTAAAAAGAGTAAAGATAAGTTCTTAACTCAAAGTCAAAGAGAGTATTACGATAAATTAAAGAAAAATCAAATTACTATTTGTTCAGGTCCCGCAGGAGTCGGTAAAAGTTTTATTGCGATGAAAGCGGCAGTTGACTTAATTGCTGACCATACTTCACCTTATGAAAAGATTATCATAGTTAGACCTGCTGTTGAAGCTGAAGAAAAACTTGGTTCACTACCCGGTAATGTTGAAGAAAAACTGGACCCATATATTTTTCCATCTTATTATCTATTAAATAAAATTATAGGTAAAGAAGCGAGAGAAAAATTAAAACAAATGGAAGTTATTGAAGTATTCGCGTTGGCATATATGAGAGGGATGAATATTGATAATTCAATTTTAATATTTGAGGAAGCTCAAAATGCAACACCAAAACAAATGAAGTTATTATTAACTCGTATTGGTACTGATAGTAAATTTTTCATATCAGGAGATTTAGAACAAACTGACAGATATAAAGATAAAAAACATTCAGGTTTGTGGGATGCTATTGAAAAATTTAAAAATATTTCTGAAATTGGTGTTCATGAATTTGGGGATGAAGATGTTGTTAGAAATCCATTAATTACTGAAATCTTAAAAAGATATGAAGATAGGAATTGATGTTAACGGAGTTTTAAGAGATACTATAGGTAAATTTAAAACTACTTATGAAAAATTTTTAATAGAAAATAACTCAGAAAATTCCGAGTCTGAAAACCCGTTTGAATATAAAGTTAGTGAACCAATTGATTCTTTAGATTTAATGAATCATTTCTCATTCCAATCAAAAGAAGAGTTTTTTAGTTTTCTATATGAAGAATTCCCAATGGAAATTTTTGGTCATTCACCATCAACTGAGTTGTTAAGTTTTAATTACCTCAATGATTTTTATTTAGATTTTAGAAATGACCATGAAATTGTTATAATCTCAGATGAGATTGGTAAAACAAAACCCGCGACCTTATTTTTTCTATCAAAATTTGGATGTTTATTAGAGTCAATTTTATTCTATAATGATTCTAATAAAACTAAAGTTTTAGGGGATTTTGATTTAATAGTTACTTCTAACCCTGATATTCTTATTAATTATAATAATTGTATTAAATTTAATACAATTTATAACGAAAAAATTAATTGTGATAAATCAATTAATTCTATCGAAGAACTAAAGTTAATTTTAAAAAATAAATTAGATGCTACCAATTCTTAACGAACACTATTATATTGATTTAGACTTAATTAATGACAGTGTAACCTATGACGCGAGTACTAGCGGAGATAGTGAACAACATATAAGTGTTGTAAAATATGAACTAATAAAAATTATGATAGATGTTGTTCTATCCGAAAGTGAAGAAACTGATGAAAAACTTGGTAATAAATCAAATTTATCAATACCGTTTAAATTAGCGTTTAACACTTTATTAAATAATAAAATAATAAACAAATATTAAAATATGGAAGAAAGAATTTTAAAAATTGAAGGTTCTATTGAAAATCTTAAAAATAAAAAATCAAAGATTTATTTTTTTGTTCAAGACACTAAAGGAAATGCTAATGCCTCGGTAAGATACATCTACCAAATGGCATTAACGTTAAAAGAAAACGGATACAATCCAATTATGTTACATGAAAAACCTGATTATTTTGGAGTTTCGGGGTGGTTGGGTGAAAAATATTCAAATCTTCCTCATCAGTCTGTTGAGGGTCAAAATTTGGCAATTTCACCTGAAGATTTTATTATAATCCCTGAAATTTTTGGGTATATTATGTCTCAATTAACTAATTTGCCTTGTACTAAGATTGTTTTATCACAAGCGTATGACCATATTTTCGAAACTTTACAACCAGGTCAAGTATGGAGTCAATTTGGTTTTACAAAATGTATCACGACTTCTGAAAATCAGAAAAAATATATTTCAGAGATTATGAGAAATTTCTCGATTGATATTTTAGAACCTGTTGTTTCACCTGTATTTACAAAATCTAAATTTCCAGCAAAACCAATAATTGCGGTTTCATCAAGAGAACAACGTGAGGCTATTAATCTAATTAAAACTTTTTATCAAAAATACCCTCAATTTAGATGGGTAACATTTAGAGATATGAGAGGAATTTCTGAAGAGGAATTTGCAAATACTTTAAAAGATTGTATGTTATCAGTTTGGATTGATAAAACAAGTTCTTTTGGAACGTTCCCATTAGAATCAATGAAATCTAATGTCCCTGTTTTAGGAGTTGTACCTAAAATGATTCCATCATGGTTAAATGAAGAGAATGGTATTTGGATTCAAGAAGAAATTAAATTAGTTGATTTTATTGCTGAATTTATACAAAATTGGTTAGAAGATAATATCTCTGAAAAATTATACGATAATGGTCAAGAAACATCATCTAAGTTTTCGGATTTTGAAAAATTTGAAAAGAATGTTATTGAATTATTCTCAAATTATTTTACTAAAAGAACTCAGGGATTTCAAGAAGAAATAAATAAACTACAATTAATTGAACAATAATATGAAAAAAGAATTTGAATTAAGTGTCATACTACCATTAAAAAGCTCAGTAGTTAGAGATTTCGACGAGTTTTTCAAAAAGAGTATTGAATCATTAACAATACAAGATATACTACCAACCGAACTTATAATTGTTCACTCTAAAGAAGAAAGTTTAATTAGTTATTTAAATGATTTTGATTTTGGTAATTTAAAAGTTAATAAAATTGAATTTAATGGGGAACCTAATTTCTGTGAACAAGTTAACACAGGTATTAAAAACTCAAAAACTGAATGGAATAGTATTTTAGAATTTGATGATGAGTTTTCTAAAATTTGGTTTAAAAATGTTAAAAAATATTCAGAAATCTATACCGATATAGACGTATTTATGCCAATCGTTGTTGATGTTGATAATAAATCTGTATTTGCAGGATTCACAAATGAAGCAACATTTGCGGCTAATTTCTCTCAAGAAATGGGAACATTAACAAATGAAACATTATTAAATTACCAAAATTTCCAAACTTCAGGAATGGTATTTAAAAAACAAATTGTTGAGGATTTTGGAGGATTTAAATCAGGGTTTAAATTAACATTTGTTTACGAGTTCTTATTAAGAATGACTTATAATTCAGTTAAATTCATGACAATTCCAAGAATTGGGTATAAACACATGAATTTAAGAGAAGGTTCAATTTTTTGGGATTATAAAAATGGTGAAAATGTCTTAACAGAAAATGAAGTGAAGTTTTGGGTCAATACTGCAAAAAAAGAATATTTTTTCAGTCAAGACAGAAACATAAAATATACACCTGAAAACGCTTGATGATTTTAAGTGCATCGTCTGTCCAAGATTCTTTAACTAAGAAGAAAAAACAGACCACAGAAAATTATTTCGATATAAGAGAGGAAAATGCGGTTAGGTTATTTCTAACCGCATCTACTTTTGAGGAAAAAAATAAAATTTATAATGAATTTTTAAGATTTCCTCTCGATAAGATGATATCTTCCATAATAAGAAGGTATAAATTGTATAGAAAAGATATGAATTTTACTGAAATTCATACTGACACACATTCATTTTTGATGACAAAAATTGACAAATTTAGTCCTTCAAAAGAAAAGAAAGCTTATTCATATTTTGGAACTATTTGCAAGAATTATCTTATGGGTCAAATATTAAAAGACCAAAAAGAAACAAATAGAAAAATTTCATATGAAGACATTTCAAGCGATTTAGAAAACCGACCTGAAATGATTTATTATTTAGAACTTGAACCTGTTCAAGAATATAATGTAATTCCTATATTAAAAGATTATATTAAAACAACAATAGAGGAAGATGAATTAAATGATAATGAATTAAAATTAGGTTTAGCACTTATCGATATTTTAGACAATTACGAAACAATATTTCCAGCAACTGATAATAATAAATTTAATAAAAATGTGATTTTATTGTCAATTCGTGAAATGACAAATATGTCAACTAAAGAAATTAGAGCTTCAATCAAAAAATTCAAGAAAATTTACTCTTCTTTAATAGATGTTAAGGAAGAGTAAATTTCCACTAAATATCTATTTATTAGTATGACGAAACCTAAAAAAAAACAAATTAATTTTAGTAAAGATTCTATTCTTGCTTTGATGCAAGAAATATATAACGAATTAGTAGAACAAAGGACTACTGCCATCAGAATTCAAAATAAAATGATTGGAATGATGAAAGAACCTGAAGATATGACTCTAATAGGTCCTGTAATCGAAAAACAACAAAAAATTATAAATGACTGTGTTGAAAAGAAGTTAACTCTTTCAAAATTACAATCGGGTATATGGGAAAAACAACAAAGTCACGAATCAAGTTTTGATATCTCATCTATGGATGATGATATTTTACAGGGATTACTTCAAAAGGATATTAATTCTGATAATGAAAATTTTTCAATATAAAAAATGGCAATAGATATTAGTAAATCATATGACGATGCCAAAAGAAAAATTAATTCTTTTAAAAAACTCAATGAAGTAAAAACTGAGTATGATAATCGAATTGATAAGTTCACTAATAATTTTCAAAAAAGAGCAGATAATATCCAAATCAATTTGGATAGTGCGGAAAAGGCTAGAGAGCTTAAAGAAAAATTCACAACTTCGTTTGATGAGCTAATTGAGATGATTAAAACATCTAATGATGGTTCAACACAAGATGAATTAATTAAAATTCTTAAAGAATCCTTACAAAAATTACCCTCAATTGTTGAACAAATTATTGAAGAAGAAATTTTAAAGTCTTCAGGGTGTGCTCAAGACGAAACATATCCCACAAATCAAGAAATATATATTCCAATATCTAAGATTGATATATGGAAACAACTACAACTTGACCCTGATGGCCAACTTGGGGCAACAATATATGAAAAGAAACCATATACAAGTCAAACCGATTCACCACCTAAAAGCACAAATAGATTTTTTTATCAAGTAATACAAGGTAATGGTTTAGTTTTCCAATACAATGGAGCCTCAGGACAACCATTATTTAACATAAGTTATGAAACATTTAATGGTGTTGAGCAAGGTAATTATTTTAAAGTTATTTTATTAGATAGATTAAATTCACCTAATTTAATTTCATCATTTTTAGTGGATTACTATAAAAGTTTAAAGATTTTTGATTTTCAAAACGCAATTACTAAAATTGTTGATTTAGTTTTAAATAGTTTTACAGTTAACGCAGGTACTGGTCCTGTTACTTTAAACGACCAAAAAAAATTCTATATTATTCTACAAAGAATATTAGGTATGTGTTTTGACTACGATAAAGAAATTGATGTAGGTGGGACATCCAAGTATCCCGAATATGATGATACTACAAATAGTTTATTTGAATTTACACCTTCAGAATTATCTCAAATAGATAATGAAATTGATTTAATAAGAAGAGGTGTTGTTGAATTTATTGATTGTAATAATATTATATTACCAATGACTGATACTGAATATATATCAGACATTATTACCGAAACAAATGATGATGGTTCAAACGTTGACACAATTATACAGGAAGTTTTTTTTAATCTATCAAATGATAGAAGATGGAATTTACAATTACCACAAATTTTTAACGCTTCTTTTAATGAAGATATTATTAAAAATTTTATTTCAGGTGTTGTCGCTTCAATATTGTCACCAAAAGTATTATTCCCTCAATTTGTAGTTTCACAATCATTATTACTATCAGCATCTCAGTTTGGTTCAACAGTTGAGAATTCTCTTACTGACGAATTTCCAGGTGCAATGGCGTTCGCTAGAAATAATAAATCTTTCATGATTAACGTAATTTCTCGTGTAGGTGCAGTTTTTATTGAAGAATTAATGAATAGACTAAGAAAAGATTTAATTAAATTAGCCGAAAACATTGTTTTAGATATTATAAAAAATAAAAATAAATATCTTTACGTATTAGTTGAAAATATTATTCAGCAAACAAAATTAATAGTTCAAGGAGGGTTGAATGCTATAAATGATTATAGACAATGTAAATCTTTACTGGATTACATTTTTAATCTACTTTCTATAGGTGGAATTGCGGCTCTACAAAGATTAAAGAAAAAAGAACTCATACCTACTCCTATTCTTTTTTTATCTCAAACATTATCAGGTTCTAATCCTGATAGAGAACTAATTGAATATATAACACAAATGCAAAATTTAGGTTTACCTGTTGGTACGGGTATAAATGGAGAACCTGATATTGCATCTATTGCAACTTATGCAACTTTTCAAGCATTATTTAATGAAAGGGCTAAAAATGGTAAAGTTGAGGGTGTTGCCTATACTGAAACTATTGCACCAACAGGTCAACCAACAGGAATTGTTAGAATAGTCGGAAAATCTATATAAAATGGAAAATAAAATAAAAGAAATTATATCTGATTTTAAAAATAAATCTAATAAAGAGTTAATAATTGCCTTAGATTTTTTGTCGAAAGATTTTGATGAAACAAAAGAAATTGTAATTAAATTGACAAAAAAATTAGATAAAGCAGAATCTTTATATAACCAAATATTGAAAGAATATGAGTCAAGAAGTAATGTTTAATCCAAATCTTAATCGAACACTATATTTTGGTACTGTAAAAGATAATAATGACCCGTATTTACTTGAGAGAGTAAGGGTTATACCTGAACACGAAAAGTTTTTAGAAATCATAGGGTCATATAAAGACAGAACTGACTCAAAAGGTTCTTTATTAAATGACAATCAAGACGATATCCGAGCAGATTTGTATTTCACAAATGACGACCCTTTTGTTTTTTTCCCATTTTTACCGATGAACGTAAATGTTGTGCCAGCAATTAATGATGGGGTACTATTAATTTACTTTAATTCAATTCAAAATACAGGTAGAAAAAGACAATTTTTTATTAAAGCTCCAATTTCAACAGTAACTGCTCTGAAAGAAGAAGATAGTAATCAAACAAAAGGAATATTGGGTAGTTTGGCTAATGTTAGGGCCGGTAAACCATTAAAAAATAATAATGGATATTTTAATACCTCAACAAAGGGTGTTATGGCTGAAGTTGAAGATATAGGAATTTATTCAAAAGGAAGGTCTGACATCATTCTTAAAGATACTGAAGTTATTTTAAGAGCCAGAAAAACTAAAGAATTTAAAAATAATGAAAGTCCTGTAGTTAATAAAAATCGTTCTTTTTTACAACTTTCTGATTTTGAATTTAAAACAACAAAAAACCCAACAAAAAAAATTATTAAAGAAGAACTAGTTGACCAACCAATAGTTAAATTGGTTGAATATGAAATTGATTATGGATTTAATGAAAATACAAATGGACCATATTCAGGTAATATTAATATATATAATTTACCTGGCAGAAATTCTAAAACAACAACTACAAATTTTAGAAGTGATACACTTTTAGATGACTACACTTCTTTTTTCCCTTATTTCACACATGAATTTGTTAATGTCTATACCATAGAAACAGTATCATATATTGTAAATTCAATCCTTAAAGGATTAAATTCAGGTGAAATTGATTTTGAATACCCATCAATTATTGATGGGGTAGAACAAACAGTAAGAGTTTATCAAAAAATTTTAGATAATAGATTTCCGTTTTTTTACCGACCAAGTATCGCCAACCAAAATTTATTAAATAAAGGGGACGCTAATCAAAGAAAAACTATAAACGCATTATCTTCAAGAGTAGTATTTCCACAATCAAGAACTGAAAATCCTGGGGCGGGTTTAATATCTAAAAAGAATTATTTTGGTCAATTATATAGAACATCACTACAAAATATAAACAGTTTAAATAAAGAAATTACCGAACAATCTTATGCGGTATTAGGGTCTGATAAAGTATTCTTAATTTCAAGAACTTCACAGATACCTGATAAACCAAGTATTATTGTTGATGATGAAGATGTCTACGGTATTGGTGAGACAAAACTATCAACAAACTATATGGAAGCAACTGAGGGTATGGTTAGAGGTGAGTCTCTAAAAAAATTATTATCATTAATGGTTAGATTTTTACTCAATCACCAACACTTGTATAACCGTTATCCACCTTATGAAACAACTACTGAAACCGCACCAATAACTAGTCAACAAGTTTTAGAAGAATTCAATTTATTTGACCAAAAGGTAATTAATCAAAATATTCGAATAAATTGATATTTATCTAAAAAAGATAATGTCAATTCATCGTTCATATTTTAGTCGTAATAATACGTTATTATCCAACAGCTTTACCAATACTGGTAAATCTCCATGGACACAACTTTATTTTGGTTCATCGTCAGATGTAATTGCGTCACCAGGATTTAGTAGATTTATATTTGATTTAGATTTAAGTTTATTAACTCAAAAATTTTCAGATAATACAATATCTACAGGATGTACTGGGTTTTCAGGAATAACCCATACATTGAGAATGACAAATACATCTTCGTTTGATAAAGAAGGTTTGTCAAACGAATACACATCTCAAGGTAGATTAAGAGCAACATCATTTGATTTAATATTATTTAGAATACCATTAACTTCAGGTAATACTGGTTCAGCTCAAACGTGGGACGAGGGAGTTGGTTATGATTATTATGATGTTCAAAACACACTTAATTCATCAAATGGGTTATTAACACCTATTACTTTACCTCAGGATAAATCATACTCTCAAAGACCTTCAAATTGGTATCAAAGAACAACATTAAGTGGTTGGAGTACTAACGGAATATATAATAACACAACTGGAGGTAATGTTAATTATTCAGATTTAATTATTGTTGATACTCAACATTTTGAGTTCGGTAATGAAGATATTGAATTTGATATGACAAATGAAATAAATCAATATCTTACAGGTTCAACATCAGGGTTTACAGGATGGGGAATTGCATATTTACCTCAATTAGAAAATTTAACAGGATTAACTGAAAACTATTCTGTTGGGTTTTTTACAAGACATACCCAAACATTTTATGAACCATTTTTAGAAACTTCATATAACGATTTAATATTAGACAATAGAAATTCATTTTATTCACATAACAATAATAACCTTTATTTGTATTCTTACATTGGAGGTGTTCCAACAAGTTTAGATGATTTACCAGTGGTTACTATTGAGAACAATCAAGGGAATGTTGTTGGGACATACACAGGTTGTCAAATAACACAAGGTGTTTATCAAATTACAACAAGTGCAATAACCGCCTCAACACCATGTATGTATACCGATACTTGGTCTGATTTAGTTTACAATGGTGTTTCATTACCTGATATAGTTAATGATTTAACGGTATTACCGTATCAAAATTATTTTACATTAGGAATACAAAGTAAAGACCCTGAATTATTTGGATTTGATTTTTACGGTATTAAACAAGATGAAAAAATATTAAATACCGATTTACGAAAAGTTGGTGTTATAATTAAAAAAGCTTATACATCAAATCAAGTATTAACACCCGTTACCGCATATTATAGAATTTATGTAAATGAGGGGACAACTGAAGTTCAAGTTCAAGACTGGACTCAAATTAATAGAGCATCTAATGAATATTATTTCATATTTGATACAAGAGATAAAATACCAAATGAATACAATGTGGATATTAAAGTGCTTACTTCAGGTGAAGTAGATACTTATAAAAAAACACTAACATTCCAAATAGTTGATAAGAAATGAAAAAAGTAGTATTAAAAGAAAACGAATACATTAAGTTATTGAAATTTGTTTTATCTGAAGCTTCAACACCAGGTGAAGATAAAATTGACGCGATTTTAGATAAAATTAGTCAATCAGGTATGGAATCAATCACACCTAAAGAAAGAGAGACTCTTGAAAAATTTACTAAAGGTATTTCAATAGAAGACGAACCATCATCTAAAGAAGATTCAATAACAAAGGCGGGTGGTTTTTGGTCTTTTGAATTTCCAGGAATGCCATCGTTTAAATTTAGATATGAGTCAACTGAAGATACTGAAGATGAAAAAATACATACAGGATATCTAACAGTTGATGATAGTGACTATTATGGTGAAATTTATTGTGACCCTGAAGGTAATTTTCAAACTTGTATGTTTGAAAATACAACTGAGGGAACAAATGTATTTGAAGATTATGAAGGTTTAGAACACGATATTGAAGTGTTTTTAGATGTTGTCTGTAATGACCTAAAAGAAGATGATATGATAGCTTAATATGAAAAACTTAGACAATTTAATTAAAAAAGTATTAAAAGAACAAAATGAAAGATATATGTTCTTTAGCAATTTAGAACAAATGCATCGTCAATGTGAAATACTTTTATCTATCCCTAAAGATGATGTTGAAAATATTTTAGACAATGGTCACGATTGGGCTCAAGACCATATAGCTGAGGCTAAAAATAATTTAGACCAAGTATTTGATTTTATGATGAATGAAATTAAAGGTGATAAATTTAGTTCTGACGATGCGGTTGAACCACAACAAGATTTTATGATGGAGGGTCGTAAAAAGGCAGGTACTAAATTATGTGCTCGTGGTAAAGCCGCAGCTAAAGCAAAATTTGATGTTTATCCTTCAGCATATGCTAATGGTTATGCGGTACAGGTATGTAAAGGTACAAAACCTGGTTTAGACGGGAAAAAACGTTGTTCAGGAGCTTATTGTTAATCAAAAAATTTGAATTATTGAAAAATCATAGTATATTTGTAGTCAAATCATAAATGACATGACTATTATTAAAAAACTGTGGATTAAATACCGTCTATATCTACGTAGATTAGACCGAGGGAGTACCGATTTTGACATTTATATGTCTAACGTGAGGAAATGTTCCACCATATGTAGAAAACTCATTCATTCAGAAGATTCTGAACTCATAATTGCCCCAATATCTGATAAAAAATATATCCGTAATGATAAATTAGGTATTTTTGTTACTATGGATGGTGGACAAGTTACAGTAACTAATCATACATACAGTTATTTCATTAAATTGAGTAAAACTCAATGGGATAAATTGGTTGGTACATTCCGTAAAGAAATGGAATTTAGAGCAATGGAGATTGAAAAAGAATTAGAAACTCAAATTAATCACTCACTTGATAATATTTATAATAAAATAAATTGTTAATATTAAAATAATGTCAAAGTTAGATACACAAATTAAAAAAGCATTAAGAGAAATGTCAGAAGAACCAGAATACGGAAGACTTGATAGAAGTTTAATTCAAGATGTTATTGATAGATTATTATCAGATGAAACAGGTGGATATAGAGGGGCTTTAGAAGCATTAAATTCTGAATTTAGTACAGGACAATACTCAAGACCTAAAAGAACTTATGAACCTCTTAAACCAGGTATTAGAGTTAGTAAAAGTATTTATTAATCTAAAGCTTTTCTAATTAAAGATATTAAGACCGATTCGTTGGTCTTTTTCTTTTTAGGTTTGTATGAAGTCATAACAGGTTTTTGACCTTTACCTGTTTGAGTATCTTTTTTCTCGGCCTTTCTTTTTTGTTGACAAGCAGCTTGTTTTTGAGAATCAGACATTTTAGCTGCAACACCTACCGCCCTACATTTAGGATATCCTTTTTCATCACCCTCAGGTCTACCACAAGGTGGATGTTTACCATCTTTTTTACGACAAATATTAACCCATGGACCTTTAGGTTGTTTACTACCTTTTGGTTTTTTCTTTGTACCAAACCAAACACCTAAATCTTCATTAACAAATGGTTTAGATATGTTATTCTTAATTTTACTTTTTGTGTAAGTATCATCATTTAAATTACTACCATCATCATCATTTTGAATGGGATGTTTTTTATCATACTTTGATATTTTTTTAGCCATTTCTTCTTTTCTTTTAACACCTTTTGTATCAATGTTACCATCTAAAGAATCAACATATAATTCAGCATTATCATAACCACTTAAAGGCTTAATGAAAGGTTCTAAAGTATTTTTATCCCATAGTTTTAAACCAGGTCTTAAAGGGGCTCTAAAACTACCAACACCTCCAGTACTTGTGGCCTCGTTTACACTATCAACTTTGTAATTAGGTTTTAAAAGTTTAAATGGGGCATACGCATATTCGTCATCACCTTCATCAGGTGCGTCTTGTTTATAATCTTTATCTCGAATATTTTTTGCTGATTTTTCTCTTTTAGAAATTTCTTTTTTAGATTTTTTAATATCACCATCTAATGAATCGTAATTTATTTCAGCATCAACATAATCAGATACAGGTTCAATAAATGGTGCTAAATTTTCTTTAAACCATTTTCTAATTCCAGGTCTGATTGGTGGCTTGTATGTACCATGAACGGTTGAAGTTGACGCAGCCTCATTTAAATGTTCCTCATATTCAGTTAGTTTTTTAAGAATTTCTAAAATTATATTACTTTTCATACCCAAAAAAATTGTTTATATTTACATAAATATCTAACACTATGGAACATTTAGAAGAAGACAAATTAAAATCAGAAATTATAAACGAATTAAATAATTTAAATGATGGAGGCATTTTATTTAATTCCATTGAATATAGGTCATTAGATGGTTTAAATGATTTCATATCTAACTTAACTGACGAACAAGCAAAATTATGTTTAATTGAGGCGGTTAAATATTCATTCTTAAGAGGTGTTTATTCGTTGGAAGAATCTGAAGTATTGTCCAAATCACTTAGAATTTTGTCTAAATAAAAAAAGGTCAGATTTCTCTGACCTTTTTTATTATCTATTAAGATAAGATTATCTTAATTCATTCAAATCGAATGTACGAACACCATCAACGATGATACGTCCATAGAAACGGTTATTAACCATCTTCTTAGCGTAACGTGTCATAATACCCTTGATTGGAGTAAAGTTGAATGGGTTATACATTGTTGGAGTTAATTGTAATGGTACGTATGGAGCGTAGATGTAACCAGTATCCAATAAAGAAGTACCTTTATGACCAATCAACACAGTGTTAGCTGGGAAGTATGGGTCACGGTATACTTGGTAACGACCACTTAATGTACCAACTCTCTCAATACCCATGTTGAATTGGTCCTGCTCAGGAGCCGCGTTTGATACGTGGAAGTATTCCAAGTCATCAAAGATAGCACTGATTTCAGAAGATACAACAATCCAGTTTGCTCCACCTCTTAAAGTAGACTTGTGGATTTGAGCTGAAATTTGGTTGATTGCAGTAATCAATGTTTGATTCCAGTCCTTTTGAGTGTAAGGAGTTGATTGGTTGTTCAGACGCTTCCATCCGTTGTAATCCCAACGTAATGTCCATGCCGCACCTTTACGTAAGTCACGTAAAATTTCACGGTCAATTTCAGCTGCCACTTGCTCAGATAATAAAGCTGTTAATTCAGCTTCAGCATCGATGTTGTGGAACGCTGCAACGTCTTGTGCCATTTCAGGAGACCATTGTGCTCTTAATTTTCTTTCTGTAACAGAAACAGTTACTGACTCAAGGTCAAAAGAAACTTCACCAATTTTATCTTCAAATTCTAACTCTTCGTAACGTCTCCAAGCAGCTTTGATGTTTGTATTAGCAGAAGCTCCACTCCAAGCAGTTGTAGATGGAGTTAAAGTAGCTCCAGAATAACCATCAGGAGTTGATTGTCCACATGCAATACATGCTGGAACTTGAGCGTCAATTTCTAAATATATGAAACCTGTTTGGTTACAAACATTATCATAATACCCTCCATTACCACCTGTACTTGAAGTACCAAAAGCAGCTTGTGTTGAAGTGTACTGAGGACCATATATTGCTTGACCATACTTCTGAGTTACAACACGATATAATAGTGGTGTAAATGTGTTAGTATTTAAGTTACTTGCAACTGTTGCGTTGTCAGTATAAAGAACTAAATTAGATAAGAAAGATTCAGTATCTTGCTCTTGTCCATCAGGTCCAATTAACTTACCAATACCTGCAGTTGAAAATCCTGATAATGCAACAATAATCTTTCTGTATTCAGCACTACTGTTAGTAGTATATGCAGAAGCGATTAAAGCTCCATTAGACCAAGCAACTGTTGGAGTTGCAGACGTTAAAGTAACAAATCTACCTTTAGAGTAATCGAATAAACCTGCTGGGTCTAAACCTGGCTCAGTTCCTTCATAGAATAAATCATAAAGGTTTTTAGCGTAAGTTGGGTTGTTAGCACTTCCAGTACCAGATGCATAACCTGCGTTAGGGTCACCAGGATAGTTTCCAGGAGAACCTACAGGTGCATAGTGGTCACCAGAAGTTACGTTTAATCCGTTAATAGCTGAACCACCAGAATAACCTTGAATTTGTGGTACGAAGTAGAACAATTTACCGATTGGTAAATTCATAGCTTGTACTGAAACGATTTCGTTAGACAATAACTTAGAGAACACACGTCTGATGATAGGGAATACCACAGTCTCGAATGAACCTGAATCTGCCGTAGAAGATGCTTCGTTAATCAAATGTGATGCTTGGTTTTCATACAACTGAGCTACATTTTCTTTTAGGTGGCCTTTAAGACCTTCAAGGAACCCTAATCTGTCCCATTTGTTTACTGTGTCTTCTTTGATAACTTTCAAGTGCTTAAGACCGATGTTACCAACTAATCCACTTTCTAATAATGCTCCCATTTTTTTATAGGTTTTTTATTTTTTAAGTTTATTTTATTATTTTTGACATAATGTCTTTCATTCTCAAGAATTGAGGATTCTCATAAGTCTTAGATTCAATCAAATTAACGGCTGAACCTGACTGTGGGGTTTTCTCAATAACTCTCTCGATTGACTCATTAACGAATTTTTTATTATTATCAATATTTAATTCGTCTTTGATATTTTTATAAAGGGCTTTAGACTCTTTAAGAGATTCTGCAGAATCAAATCTTCTCAAAATGTTAATTTTTTCTTGTTTCGATGTAGAATGTTCTGTAAACAATCTTGTAGCGTAAGCAAGGTTAGAATTAAATATAGCAACTTCATTAAGTTTATCTCTAAACATATTTAATGCTTTTCTATATTCTTCATTCTTAGCTCTTAACATTTCAAGTTCTTCCATGATTTCACGGCTTTCGAAAGTTAAATTTCTGTTAGGTGTAATTGCTTTTCTTAAACCACGTCCTTTTTTAGAACCGAATCCATAAGTACGAGCAGCTTCTTTAGCTTCTTCCTTAGTGAATTTTTCAACACCTTTTGGACTTGGCATTTCAAACACTTCTCCTTCTTTAAATTCAAATTTAGGTTTTCCTGTGTGAGCTGTTGGGTTAGCTGCTTTTTTCTTTTCATTAAAACCACCTTGTGTCTTTTTGAAAGTAGAAGCTTTTTTAGCGTCACCTGTTTTAGCCGCACCTTTACCTAATTTTGCTTTAAACGATTCCATAACAGGATTCATTTCTTCTTCCATGTAATCAATATCTAATTCATTTTCTTCCTCCTCTTCTTCTTCATCATCAGATGAGAAAAAGTCTTCAGAATCCATTTCGATTTCGTAAACGATTTCTTCTTCAGTTTCTTCTTCAGTTTC